CCACAGTTAGTCCGCCAAAATCCGCTGAGGCCGCCGCCTTTTCAATTTCAGCGACCGCGTTGGAAAAGTCGGTTTCCATGGCAGCTACTGTCAGTGCAAAGCTGTCTTTAGCTTCGTTGGTCTTTTGAAAAGCTGCATTGAACTCATCAACGAACCGAGCCGCTTCCGTTCCTAACCCCTCGGTGCTGCCACCCAGCTTCTCGATCTCTGCAATTATCGTTGCAAGGTATCCTGCGCTCTCAGCGGATCCGTCGGACAGCGATTTTACAAGCCCTTCGTCAATGCCGTAAAAAGCGGCTTTCTGTAGATTTTCTGTATAAGTCGCGAGGTTCTCCGTCTGGGCGGCCCACCGTCCGATCATTTTTTCTACGGTGTCGGTATCCTTGGATATAGAGGCTGCATACTCGTCGAAAAGGCTGATTTGTCCGCTGATGCTCTTATACGCGGCGTCGTATGCTTCTTTGTATGCAATTACCAGATCGTCAATTTTTTCTTTGACCGCTGTTTTCGCCCTGGCTGCCGCGTTGGCCGCCGTAGCTTCCTCATCGAAAGCTTCCGCTGAATCATTGACCGCTTCGGTAATTTCTTCGACTAGCCCAAGCGCGGTTTCAGCCGCTTCAGCATACGTATTATATGCGTCTTCAGCTTCCTGCAGCGCGGTCGTTGCGTCATTATGCGCGTTCGTCAGCTGATAAACCTGATTTTCCCAATGTGCATAATCATTGATAAGTTCTTTTATTTCGTTGGAAACCTGTTTACCTTTACCTAACGACGCCCGGGCTTGCTCAATGGTCATCCCTTGTTCGTCGCGCAGCCTTCTTTCTGCCTCCGCCAATTCAGATTTCGCTGCGGTCATATCCTGGTATGCTAGCTGCAGTTGGACCTGGGCATCGTATTGTGCATTCAGAAAATCGCTGGCGGCCGCTTGCATAGCTTGGGCAAGCGCGTTTCTCTTCCATGCCTCTGTGTTTATGAGCAGCTGTTCTGTTCCGCCTTTGATAAGCCCGGTCTGAGCGTCGATCTCCACATTGAGTTCAGGTATGGCCTTATTAAGGAGCGCAACGATTCTGTCATATTCCTGCTGGGATTCCGCTGTTTTCAAGCCTTGTCTTTCGAGTTCGCGGAGGCGCTCTATGTATTTCTCTGCCATAGTTGCTGAGGCAAGCGTTGTTTTCTCAGACTCCTTTTGTGCATCCGCGATATCTTGAAGGGAATCTCGGAACTCCTTCAACGTTGGTTTTCTAACCGAGTCGGTGGTAAGTGCTAACACGCCAATAGCAGCTGTGAGCGCTGTCAAAGCTAACACGGCCGCACCGATCGGGTTTGCGGCGAGAGCCGCGTTGAAAGACGCTATCGCAGGAAGGGCGAGCTGCTTCGCTATCGTTACGCCGACTACTGCGGCAGACATCACCCCTAACGCAGCGGCAACAGCTGTGATAGCAGGCCCTAACCATTCGTTGTTTTCAGCAAAGTCCGCAGCCCATTTGAGCGCTTCCGCGCCTTTGTCTGCCAACTCTCCGAGCACCGGGGTAAGCTGGCTGCCTATTGCCAGTTTTAGTTCAGTCGCTGCGGCTTCGGCTTTTGCGAATTTGGTCTGCGCATTGTCCATCGCGGTTTCGGCCATGCCAGCCGCCTGGCCAAGCCCGTTGAACGCTTCATTTGAGCTGGCAATCCCTTTGCTCAAGGCGTTTACATACCCGATGCCATCAGCCGTCACCATGTTCCAGCCTTTTAGAGCTACATTATCAAATATGACTTGCTGGTAGCGGTTGCGCTGCTCATCCGCAAGCCTGCCGAGCGCGCCTTTCAAATCGCCCATTATGTCAAACATATCGCGGCTTGCGCCGTTGCTGTCATATAAGGCAATGCCAAGCTCATCCAGCGCTGCAGACGCTACTTTTGTAGGCGCTGACAGATTGCGCAGAACCCCGCTCAATGCTGTGCCTGCCGAGCCGCCCTTTAGCCCGGCCTCGGACATGATAATGAGCATCGCATTGACTTGATCTATATCCAGCCCGGCATTTACCGCAGACCCTCCGACATTTACATACGCCTCTGCAAGCTGGCCAAGGGAAAGATTTGTTTTAACTGTAGAGTATGCGAAGCTGTCTGTGACTCTTTGGGTTTCCGCTGCGTCCAATTTGAATGTTTTCATTGTCGCGCTAAGGAAATCGAAAGTCTGAGACATATCGGTGTTAGTGGCAATAGCTAAATTTGTGCCGTGCGCAAGCTGTTCCATTGCAAGTCCGACATCGCCTCCGACTTCCAAGAGGTCTTTTGCGCTTCTGGCAACTTCGACGACTGACTTTCCAGTTTCAAGCGCAACTTTGCGGATACTGGACTCCATAAATGCCATTTCTTCCGCTGTCGCGCCTGTAGTAGCTGCAATTACTGACATTGCTGCTTCGAAATCCATTGCGACGTCAGTACATTCCTTTATGGCTTTAACGAGTTCTTTGAACCCTTTTGCAACACCGGCGGCCACAAGCGCCTGTGCAAGCATGTCAATCGACTGGGACGTGTCTTTCGTTTTGTCGCCAAACTCGTCGATAGACTTTGCAGCGCCGTCCGCGCTTTTTTCAGCTTCTCCCAGATACTTATTGTTTTCCTGAATCTCCGCATCAAGGTTGTTGAGCTCAATCTGCGCGCCATTTAGCTTTGTCTGCCATTCGTTGACGCCTTTGCCGGCTGCCTGCAAATACCGCTCATTCTGCTCAAGTTCTGCGTTCAGCGCAGCGTTTTCCGCAGCGAGTTTGGCCTGTTCTTCCGTCGTATCGCCAGTTGAGTTCTTCAGTTCCTCAAGCGCCTTTTTGTTCGCCTCGATTTTTGCGGTCAGCTCTTCTTTCTTTTGGGTATAAGTTGATACAGACGATTGCGCATTTTCGAGCGCATCGCGCAGCTCTTTCACCTTTTCCGCTTGCGCAGCATATAGCTTGCTCAGCGCGTCGCCTTTTGAGACAAGCGCCGCCATGCTGTTCGCATTGTTCTGGAACTCGCTCTCAGACAGCTTCAATGCAGACTGGAGGGTTCGTATCTCACCATTTATGCGCTGAAGCGAGGCTTTGTAATCGCTCTCGCCTTCGATCGCTAGCCGGGTGGATATCAATCTCATCGCCAACGCCCGCACCTCCCCGCTGTCACAAAACTATTGTTCAAAGTCGTCTGCCTTGCCTTTAGGCAACATATCCTTATGCATCTGCACCATGTCGTAAAACAAGCCGGGGTTCATCCGATACAACTCTAGCCGCGACAGGTGCAGGATCGTCACGGCTATATAGTTATGTCGCGCTCTTATGCCCCGGCCTTTGCTTTTTTTGCTTCATATTCTAAAAACTCGGCGTCGTAGTACTCGTTCGGGTCAACTACTTCGCGCCGGTATCCTTGCGTTATAGCTTCGATGACCGCGACCTTGAGTTCTTCATATTCGAGCGGTTTCATTCTCAATGATATGTCGGCATCTTTAACGATAGGATTTTTGTCTAATCCTGCTTCGCGCCGGCAGAGTTCGCCGTCATTGGCCATTTTTACGGCAAGCCACCGTAATACCTCAAAACTTTCTTTATTATTCTGTTCAAGCAGCTTAAGAGCGTTTTGTATGTTTTCATATTTATCAATGACGTCAAACATGACTTCAACAGAATAATTCAGTACCCGGTCAAGCCCTTTAATCCTGACCGCCACTACTCTATCCATAAACGCGCTCCTGTGTTTATTAAGTAGCTCGCGGCGGGACATCCCCGCCGCATTCTACTATCTTCGATTAACCTTCGGGGGGTTCTTCCGGTCCTTCCGGGGGGTTCTGGGGCTGCGGGGGTTCGGGCGTTTCAATGTCGCATTTACCGTTTATCCATGCTATTGCGTCGTCTGCGCTCTCAAGTGTTTCCGTTTCGCGCCAATCTCCTTTTTCGTCCGCGAAAATGGTGAAGGCGGTATTAGTTGTCTGGAATGTTATTGAGCTTCCGCGTGTCTGCGTGTTATCGTTGCCGAGCGACGCGCTTGCCTGCGGGTAATAGATTCCCTTATAGCCAGGTGTGCCGCTTCGTCTTAAAGGCACATAATATGCAAGCCCGCCTCGCGGCGCAACGTCATTGATGTTGTATGTGACGGTCTTATCAACAACCTTGCATCCGTACACCACACTGGCAACCTCATCAACCATGTCGTCTGTCTCCATGGCGACGTTGCCGCTTGCAAATTGCGATAATTGCTCGGCAAGGATATCGTCCGCATATAACTCGCCGGAAGCGAGATTCACCGTCAGATTTGCCGCAACGAGCTTGCCAATAACAACCCCTTTCTCGGCTCCGCTGGGCTTAAATGCCGGATACCGTGCTCCGAATTTTGCCATTGTTCATCATCCTTTCACTATAATTCTTTTGATTTCAGCCATTCGTCATAAACTCTGGCCGCCGCATCGACCGCCGCGTCAGCGCTTTCCTCGTTTGCGTCCCTGATAAAAGGGCGCGGCGCCTGTCCGCGCTTGCCGAATTCGTTGATAAAGGCAACCTCTGCATTGCTGGTTCCTCTGGGGTTTTTGCCTTGTGGGGTTATAGCGATTCTTCCTCCGTCATTGTCGCGGCGTGGTTTTCCTCTTCTGATCGATTCGAGCGTTACTCCGGTCCTATATACCCCATAAGCACGGCCTTTGCTTTTTTGCGCCCGTTCGATCACTTCAGCCATCCCGTTCAGCATCCTGTCAAAAATATTGTCGGGGACGCTACTTAGTTCTTCAAGCGATAAAGAGAACTCTGTAAGGCCTTCAGTCGTCATATTAGCCATCGTCGACTCCTGCGGCAATTTCGCATTCAAACACGATATGCTGCCCGTCTTCATCGAAGGAAAGCATTACTGACGGGCGCGTAAACCCGGCTTCTACCAATCTATGCTGCGTCCGCTTTACGCGCTCCAAACTATCATAAGTGCGCAGACAGTACAGATGTACTTGCACAAGATATCTCTCATGCACGGGCGAATCATCTCCGTAATCGGCGCCGATGATGGAATAATTGAACGTATAGTATTTGTCCGGGTATGCTTTCCCGTTCGGCGGGATGTATTCCCCATATTGCACAGGGTCACCGAAAGATTCCAGCGCTGTCATAATGGTTTCGTTTACTGTCATTGCATGCTTACCTCGCTGTAACCTTCCTCTGGACTTTTATCTCAAGCCATACGTTGCGCTGTTCAACGTTGTCTATACTGATAACCTCATATGGCTTTGGGTCATCCTGCCTGTATACTGTGAGAGTTTCGTCATCGAGCAACGGAGAATACCTTGTGGTGATCGTCGACGGATCTCTCAGTTGAAGCTGCATCGCTGCCCACACCTCAGATCCATGGGCATTCACCCATTTGCTCATGATAGGTATGTCTTTCCCATGCTCATCCTGGCCGAAGACATTGACTTCGCTCTCCACCTGAAACCCGTTCTTGTTTACAGTCCTCTCAAGGCGTTTGAAAAACACCGCAAAGCGGAGTTCACCGGCATTTGCGCTTTTGCTCATGCCTCAACCACCTCGTCTTCATTTGCATACCTGAGCTCAAGTACAAAACCGTTTACCATTTTGGTCGCGTTATCTTCCGCTGTCGCTTGATAAGAGCCGGAAAATGCAAGCCCACGGTGGTCATAGTACATGGCGGCTAGATTCATTATAAAGAGGTCATACTGCGCGTTCGATTTGTAATCAGGAATGCCAGCCGCCCTGGCTTTTGACTTCGCAGCGGCAAGATATCCCGATATCTTTTCTGCGCTATCTGGCAGCAACCTTAAATAGTCCCGCAAATCGTTATCCGTAACCGCCATGACGCCCCTCCTTACTTTTTCGCCTTTTTCTTGCTTATAGGAGCTTCCGGAGCGCGGGGCTCATCACGGATGGCCGTGATGAACCCCGGTAGATTCTTTGTGACTTCCTTGACGCGCTCATTCGAGAACTCCAGCTCCATACCTGGCCGGTAAACTACTCTCGTATGCTTATCGCGAAACTCCTTCAATACCGTCACTTTCATTGCTGGTCCTCCGGCGCCGTAACGATGACGGAATATACGCGCGTTATGCCGCCGTTCGTTATGGTGACAACGACCTCGTTTTCGTCAGGCTCCCATGAAAAAGGCGTGCCGTTTTCATGCGGGACGCCATTGACAGTGACCTCTATGTTTGCTTTCGGGTCCGCCGGCGTCGCGGTTATGGTGTTCGTCGCGTTCGTCGTTGTCGCGGCGTAATCTAAGACGTCGCCGTCAAACTCCGGTGTAAGGTTCAGCGAGCCTATCGTAAGTTTTGACAGGCTCGCGTCTAAGGGTTTGCAGTTGCGGCTTTTTTCGCTATGCGGAACGCGCTCTTGAGCCTGATCCTGTGGTCGCCCCAAGCCGTCAGGATGAAGTAGTACTCGCCTGCCTTGCCGTCTTTATCGGTCTCGTATATCGTGCCGATGTCGTAGTTCTGGCGGCTGAACGAGTAGTCGCCGACAACCGGGTCAACGGCGCGGTCGTTGAAGATGACTGGTATGCCGATGACGTCCTCCGGCTTTTTGCCCCAGAGGTCGTTGTTCTCATTTGCAAGGGCCAGGATTTCTTGGAAGTAATCCTGCTTCCGCATAAGGACGCTTGCGCGCCCCGCGAACATCTCGTTGAGGTCTGCCCACGCGTTGATGATCGCCTGGATGAGGTTCGGGCCTTCCACTTCTTTGATGTCGTTGAGGTAAAAGCTCATGTGGTCGTTCGCGCCGTTCGGGGTCTTGCGGAAAGCGTTGATTTTCTCCTTTGTGGCTAGCCCGGAGCGCAGCCCATTCTCGATCGTGCTGACAAGGTTGGTTTCCGTGCCGTGCAGGACGGTGTCCTTGACAGTGACCGAGATTTTTGTCTTGTGCCGGCCGTACGTGACCTTGCCGCCGGCCGTTTCGATTTCTTTCGCGGTGTCTTTGTCGGTGATGTCCTCAAGGTCGGAGTCCTCGATGTCGAACATCAGGATCGGCTCCTCGAGCCCGGTGACCTGGCTTACAGGCTCGACCCTGCGCAGCGAGTTGTCGTCAAACGGCTCCGTGATGAGCTCGCTCGTCATGTTCGTCGGCAGGAGGTTGTCCCCATATCCGAGGTCGGCGTTCTGGGCCGGGATGGCGCCGAGGCCCTCGAAGGCTTTCCTCGTGTCGCCGCCAAGCAATGCGGCTCTGTAAAACTCAGCCTTGGCTTTCATCTTGACAGTTTCTGCCTCCAAGCCCCCGCCGGAGCCGTGCTGCATGGCGAGGGACGTCCGTTGCGCTTCTTCCATTTTGTCGTGCTCGGCTTTCAGCAGCTCAAAGCGCGCCGTCAGTTCGTCGCGCTTATCCTGCTTCTCTTTGATTTCCTCCATCTTGGTGTTGGGATCAGCAGCTTTCTCCGCAATCCAGTCAGAAAGAGATTTCATCTCGGCTTGCAGCGTCGCCATTTTTTCTTTGATCCCGAATAATGTTCCTGCCATTTTTTTATCATCCTTTCCAAAGTAATTACTTTTTTACGTACTTTTCGATGTACGCATCGTTTTCGGCTTTTATCCTTTCCCGCTCTTCGCGCTCCGCTTCATTTATAAGCGCTCTGTTTGCCAGTTCCCTGACCTTATCGCCATGCCCGCTAAGGTCCGCCGCCATCAGTATTTCAAAGGCCTTGTCTACCGTCCAGTCCACACGGTTGGCGCAGTCAGCTCTTTGATTCTCCGGCGAACACTTCCCGCAGCACTTTGTGACGCCTGCGTTACGCTGCGCGGGGACGGCGACGAATGAAAACTCATAAGCTTCTTTCGCATCCTCAAGGTTCCCGACGCAGAGTTTCCCGTCGTATTTGTCGCCTTTGATGTGACCGTTGTCGCAGATGTCTTTCCATGTGCGCCAGTCGAATTTCAAAGGCTCGCCGCAGATGGAGCAGGAGCATTTGCCCATTGCGCAACCGACGGATATCTCTTTCATTATCCCGCCACCGATGGCTTCAACAAGCGGCTGGTTCGCTTCATTGTTAAGCATATAGGCGCTACCGCGTAATACACGCAGAGGCTCGCCGAGCGAGTTTTTCTTCCCGCCATCCTCGACTTTTACGCGATACAACCGCGCGATTTGTAGCTCCACCGTCCAGCGGTGATCGCTCAGGCCCGTTTTTCCCAGGAAAAGCGGCGCCAGGGCATCAAGGCTGGAGTTCGTGAAACGCTCCATATCCCGGTCGACATCGTTGTCGCAAAGAATGAGCGAAAAGCAGAATACTTCCTCCGGTTTCAGTTCCTTTGCGCTGTATTGGTTTATCAGCCCGATATCTGCGGAGGCGTCCGCTTTTTTCAGGCTGATGCCCTTGATTTTATCCATTTGTTTCATCCTTTCTGGGTTTTTCTCTATAGATGTCTTGCCTTAAAGCCTCCTCACGCTTGCTTGGGGGCAATAAGTAATACATGCTCGCATTGATGCCTAACCTATCAGCTTCAAGAACCAGCGCTTCGTCCATATAAGCACCTCTTTACTCGTCTTCTTCCAGTTGATTTGAAGATGGTTCAGAACCAATGGCGACATCCCTTGCCAAAACGCTTGGTTTCGTGTTGACCGTATAGTTCAGGGTAGCCAAGTCCTGGCTGATCATCGGGTGCTTACCTATCCCGCCCGGGTATGGGGGCATATTGTACGTCGACCTGATTTCGTCAGGCGTCTTCCAAGCCGACCGGACCGCTTTGTAATTCACTTCCGCGGTAGTGGCGGCGTCTGCGCGCAAGACGGCGTCCATGTCAAATTCAAAGTGGTAGCCCATCTTCCGTTGCCTTTTTGTCAGCAGCTTGCGGTCGAACTCCTGCTCGTACGCGGTGACGATCGGAAGCATAGTGAGCATTAAAAACTCGAGCATCACCTGTTCCTGGGATTTCAAGGTAGATTCTGAGTAATCGCCAAGCAGGTGCGGCGGGATGTTGTAGACCATGGCGACTTTAGAGCGCGTTATCTTCTCGACTTCGAAAAGCCGCGCATCGACCGGCGACAAGTTTAACGCCTTGCCAACGACGCCGGATTCAAGCAATAGCACATTTCCGCCGGTCTCGTGGTAAGTCTCAATAAACTGCTTTGTCATCTTTTTTATCTGCGCGTCGCTGAGGTTCGCGGGTGCTTCGAGGATGACGGACGCATTGACGCCTTTTTTAAGCTGGTCGACGCTGAACTTGTTGATATTGTCGCTATAGTTTAGGGTGTCGTAGAGCACCGAAACAGGGTTGACGCCGGAATACCCGTTTGTCGAAATGAAAGGCACGTGGATCACGTAATAATTGTTGACATAAAACTCTGCGCCCTTCTCCGGCGTTATCCTGTACCACAATTCGCCGCTTTTAGTTTCTATGATGGGAGTGACGCGCAGCGGGTCTAGTATGTCGATGCGGTTGAGCGTCCCGTCCGGGTCGTACACCTTTATCGCATAGCAATTCCCGGATGTGCAACGGCAGGCCTCAAGCGTCTTTATGAACTGGCATGATACCATATTCGGGTTGGGCTCCAGGCTCATCATGTCGTTCAGTTCATTTTTTATTGGTTGTGAGCCTTTATACAGCTGGATAGGCATTGAGCTAAGCGAGTTCGCTATCCTGGAGACGGCTGCAAACAATAGCTCAGAATTCCGGAGGGTGTAGTCGCCGCGGAGCCATCGCGGCAGCCATGCATAACGCAGCTCGCGCCGGCTGGGGACATTCTCGCTCGACGGCAATGCGGCTTTCAGCGCGCGGCGGCTGCGGCGATCTTTTAGGTAAGTTAAAACGCTCAATGCCTTCACCTCTATGGCCAATTCCCTATGAATCCCGGTGTTGAAAACCGGGTAGAAAAATCGACGCTTTTTTACTAACGCCGTTCTTCAGAATACCCAGATAGCAGTTCTATTTTCGGAAGTTGGAAAGTCGATAACGCTATGAGGAATGTCGACTTGAACGAAGAGTTTTCTAATTTTCGCGCAGTTGATCTCTGGATCCCTTTGTTTTTCCGGTACTTTTTCCGTGTTGAGTAATCAGGCCTAAAGTTGTAAGACGACTGCATAAAACCAAGAATAATAACTTGTAGCGCCGTCTACGTTATCAACACAAATGCGTAGATAATTTGAAAGCCGGAATCATAATGATATGTATATGCGGCTCGCGCAGCGCGCGGCTGTCACCGCAGTTTTATGACTGTCGCCACATCTTTGTCCGGCGGGATGTAGGACGGGTTTTGCCTCATGAACTCGGTATGCGCGTTAAGGTGTGCCGCAAAACCGTCGATTTTGCGGTTTTTGTTCATCTTCGTCGGCAAGTATGTCGCATTTGCGCTTCGTTTCGTGAGCTTGACATTGCCGAGGTACCAGTTGTACAAAGCGTTGTTGTTATGGGCTATCCTGCCGTCAAGGAACTGCTCTTTAAGGTGGTCGAGCGGGGCAGTCAGCGTAAGCTCGCCCTGCCTGACAACATTCATTGCGAACCCTTCCTGCTGCATCGCCTGGATGAGCATGAACGCTTTCGCCGGGTCATAGCCTATGCTGTCGATGCGGTACAACGCCCTCATTTCCATAAACCACTGGAACATGAGGTTATAGTCGACGTATTCCGCGTCTACGACAGTCAGCCAGCCCATCTTTTGCAGGAACTTCCAATCCAGTTTTTCGCGGTCCTCTTTTATCTTGTGGATCGGCGCCCATGAATGCTCCAGCAGGAAAAAGGAGTTGTCAGGCAATGGAAACTCAAGGCACGCCGATGTGAAGTCCTGCGTCTCGGCAAGGTCGAACCCGCCATAGCACCGCTCGCCTCGCAGTTTGCCGACGTCAATCTCCCTGTCGTTCTTTTTTATGGTTTTTGTGTCGAGGAATGACAGTTCATCCACCGCTGTGAATACGTTCAGTTGCTTGTTTATGAAATTGCTGCGCTCCGCCGGGATCGTTTTGACGCGCTCCCATTCATCGACCAGGTCGTCAAGGTCGAGCAAAACACCAAGCGACGGGTTAGCCTTGCCCCAGCATCCGATATCGTCGGGTTCGTCGGCTTCGTCGATCTCGTCGATGTAGACGAACATGCGGTCCGCCGCCCGATGGGAAACCGCGCCGGCATTGTCGAGTATGTTGCAGCCAAGCACATAGTAGTCCATGAGCGGCCCGTCGATGACAGTCCCAAGGGTGGTAATGTACATTATAAGCGGCTGCTTGCGCTTCTTTGTCTTCCCCTTTATGACGTTTATCAGCTTGTAGTCCCGGTATTCGTGTATTTCGTCGAACACCCCCATATGGACATTGCGCCCGTCTAGGTTCTTGGAGTCGGACGCCAGCGGCTCGAATTTGCTGCTGGATGCGTCATGGTACATCCCGGTATTCATTACCCTGATATGTTTCGTGAGCAAGGGGTTTTTGTCGATCTGCGCGCCAGTCTCCGCATATATTATCTTCGCCTGCTCTTTGGAGTTTGCGAGGCAATAAATCTCGGCGCCGCGCTCGCCGTCTTTCGTGAGCCCGTATGCTGCGTTGCCGGCGATCAGCGTTGATTTGCCGTTGCCCTGCCCTACTATGATCAGCCCTTCGCGAAATCTCCTATAGCCTGTCTTCCGCGAAACCCATCCATATAGGTTCGCTTCCACGAAGTGCTGCCAGGGCAGCAGCTCCATTTTCGTGTATGCGCCTTTGGTCGGCTTGAGGAACCGTTCGATGAAATCTATTGGGCGGTAGGCTTTTTCAATGTCGAACTCCCATGGGTATGAAATGTCGTTTGTTGATTCGCCGAGCTCGTCAAGAAACCGCTGGCAGGCCTGTTTGCGGCGCAACCCAGAAATAATGTTCCCTTCATTTACGCCTACCGCATACTGGTACGCCTTGGACGCCCTGACAAGATTCGGAATATCCACATTTCTGTGCCCTCTTATTTTCACATACAGCCGACAGCGCCAAATGAAAACCGCCTTTTCAGGCGGTTCCCGTGTTATGCCACGTTGTGTTCGTCCGGCAAGACCTCGTTGCCATAAAGTTTGATTGAAGAACCGGCATTTCTGAGGTCATGCTTAATGTATAGCTGTTTACCGGCAGGCCTCAGCAGATCCAGTACCCTTTGCAGGAAATCCGCCCAGTCTATGTTTTTGTCGATCCCCTGGTAGTTGTTGAGCTTGCCGACTTTGTAGGCGTCTATGAAATCAAGCCCGGCGCGCATAAGCTCCAAGCTCTGTTCCGGGACAATGACCGGCTCGAAACTCGCGAACGTCTTTATTCCTGCTTGGTGGAGGTTTTCGAGCGTTATCAGGCGTTCATACGGGCTTGCCGCCCCGCTTTCCCATTCTGAACTGTCTTCAGCATTGTCAAACGTCAGAGTCGCGCCGACTTGGATGTGTTCCCCGTATGCCTTGAACAAGTCGATATCCCTTAAGCATTGCGTCCCGCCCTTTGTCAGGACTGCGGCCGGGACTTTGTTTTCAAGGAGTATTTCGAGCGCTTTGCGGGTGGTAGCGTTTTCGTCTGTCGTTTCGCAGTAGGGGTCGCCGATGAACGATATCAATACCTGTTCTGTTGGGCGCTCTTTTGCGAGCTGCTTTTTCAGGTTCTCGATGACATCCTTGCGCGGCTCGGGCTTGGAGTAGTACTGTTCGCGGTTCTTCTGCAAACAGGAAGGCCCATAACAGTATAGGCACCGGTGGGTGCAGCCCATGTAGAGGTTGAGCGCGAGCGGGCTGTATTCGCGGGCTTTGCCTCGTGGCGTGTAGATGACTGGCATTGTTTTTTCTCCTTTTCAGAAATCGGCATTTTCTGCCTTATATGCCATTATATCTTAGCGCCGCAACGACTTTCACCCTTTTTTATCTCACTTTGTCTCACTTAGTTACAACAAAGTAGCCGTACTCTTTATAGTAGCTGGTGCCGTCTCTTATAGTGTAGCGGCATATTTTCCTGACCCCTTTTTCGTAAAGAAAAGAGTGAAACAATTCTGCGCTATGGCCGCGGATCAAAGTAGGGGCGATCCGGTTTATCTTTTGAAGCCCGAACTCTATTGTTACGGCTTTGCTCAATGCGCTGATGCGGTTTGTAATGCACGTATATATTATTACAGTCCCATCTCTAAGCGTTTTATTTGAAAACACCATTTCCAGCTGGTTTGCCGGTATGCCATAACTGTCTGCGTCAATGACATTGAACTGCGAAAGGTCGAGGCTGCCGATTACCTTTAAGTTGTCCGCATGGAGGTTGCGGCCTTTGCCCTTTTCTTTTTCAATGCCGTAATATCTTGCGCATTTAAACGCCGACCACAAGATGTTGTCGCCTGCGAAAAGGTCGAGCACCCTCAGTTCATCGAGCGCGCTTGTAGCCTGGGCGCGCAAGCTGACCTTGTACGAAGAGTTTGTGTTGTCGGTGTGCTTGGTGCGCGCCATGCTAATTGAGTGTGCTTTCAATTTCTACACCGCCCATTTTTCGTATCGCTTCTATGTGAGGGAGAAGCAGATCATGGTGGTTGATGCCTATGCTTATGAGATAGTGCACTTTTGAATATGGCTCGAGCTCAACTTCTTCAAGCTGGACGGGTTCTTTTTCTTCGCTCGAGCCGTAGTCAAACCCGAAAGCGGACATGTCAATGCTGCAAATATCGTCAAGCTCGATATTGAGCAGCCCAAAGTCCCATTCCGCGTATTCCGCTGTTTTATTGTCCGCCAGCCTGAACGCGCGTATTTGCTCTTCGGTGAGGTCGTCGGCTATGACGCATGGGACTTCCTTGAGCCCGAGTTGCACGGCTGCGCGATATCTTGTATGCCCTGCGACGATTACATTGCCTTTGTCGATGACGATTGGAACCCTAAAGCCAAACTCGCGTATGCTGTTGGCTACAGGCTCGACGGCTTTGTCGTTTTTCCTCGGGTTGTTTTCATATGGCGTTATTGCCGATAGTTGCTTGTTTACGATTCTCATAATTGCTTCCTATCAGAACACTGTGAAATCATCCTGTTCCTCGCTATCTGTAAGCGGCGCGACAATGTATCTCAACAAGAGCTGGGCGGTTTTGTCGGCAGCGCCGGCGGTCTGGTTATATGCCGTCATCGCCGGGTTGACGTAGATGTTGCCGCGCCCTTTGACATACTCCTTTGTTACCATTGTGCCTTCGTTCCTGATTGCGTTCTCTAGCGCGGCTAAATGAGCAATGTGCTCTTGATATCTCTTGAACGTTGTGACGAACATGAAGCTGTGCTCGACGCCTTTTTCCTGCGCCTTCGCAAGGATCTCCCTTGCCTGCTCATTGAGGTTTACGCTTATGGTTTCTGAGATGTTTTTCTTTTCCATGGCTTCACCTTTTCCAAAAAACCCATGAGATTACTTTTTGCATCAAGGAATCAGGCGCCGCGGTGACGGCATATCTCTCTTTTGTTTCTATGGGTAGGGGGTATTGAGTTATGTGTCGCGGACGGGGCGGCCTGCCTTCTTGTTGTTGCCTATATACTCAGCAGGTTTTGTTTTATGCGGTGTTTCAGCTTTCATGGAAAGGCATTGTTGTCGCCTGTTATTTTTATTACCCTTGCTTGATGTACTATCTCCACTCCACGCGGCTTTGTTTCTTCATGGCATTCCCAGCAAAGCGATACCAGGTTGTCAATGTCGAGAGCTGAATCCGGGTGGAACTCTACCGGCTTGATGT